TATGTACAAAAACTTGCACATGGACACGGTAACGTGTATATTAACAATATAGATACGCAAAACCGGAGATAAATATGGAATTGAAACTAGATTGGTCAGCAGAAACGGTCCACACAGATGGTCGTTTTATCAGCACTGCCAAGCCTAACTCAGACTTCTGGCAGGTATGGCGCGAGCGTAAAGCAGCCGTCAAAGCTGCTGGTTACTCTGTGCGCAAAGTCGATGATCAGTGGATGGTTACTCGTCTTAGAGACAACGATCAGGCGATTGCTGATTCTCAAGCCGTCGATGCAGACATTGAGATCCCGGTCCCGGCTGGACTGTCTTATCTTCCGTATCAAAAAGCTGGCATCGCTTATGCGACACAGCGTCAATCTACGCTGATCGGTGATGAAATGGGTCTAGGTAAAACCATACAAGCTATCGGCGTGATCAATGCTACAGCTCCTAAAACTGTTTTGGTTGTATGCCCAGCATCTCTCAAGATCAACTGGAAAAACGAAATGACCAAATGGTTGGTTTCTGAGCGTGACATTCAGATCGTTAACGGTGGTGGTGAGCAGATCCCTGAGACGCCTGACGTGGTTATCATCAACTACGACGTGCTAACTAAGCATCAAGATGCAATCAACGCACGTACTTGGGACCTCGTTATCATGGATGAGGCGCACTATATCAAGAACCCAAAAGCAAAGCGCACTGGCGTTGCTGTAGGTATCAAAGCAAACCGTAAGGTTGTATTGACCGGGACCCCAATCACAAACCGTCCTATCGAACTACAGCCCATCGCTGGTTATCTGGATCCTGTTACTTTTGGTAACTTCTTCAAGTTTGGCCGTAAGTATGCAGGCGCTTATCAAGATCGATTTGGCTGGCACTTTGATGGCGCATCTAACCTAGATGAACTGCAAAGACTGTTGCGTCAGTCTTTCATGATTCGTAGGAAAAAAGACGAAGTGTTAAAAGAGCTGCCAGAGAAGGTGCGTCAGATCATCGTATTGCCAAGCAACGATTACAGCGATCAGATCAAAAAAGAGTTTGAGACTCTTGCTGACGCAGTCACAGAAACATCCTCACAAGATGTAGAGTTTGAGCAAATGTCAGGTGTACGTCACGATACAGCTCTGGCTAAAGTGGCCGATGTGGTTGCTCACGTAGCTGATATCGATCATCAAGTAGTCGTTATGGCTCATCACAAAGACGTTGTTGACGGCATCAAAGAGGGCTTAGAGGCAGCTGGTAAAACTGTGGTTACTCTTACAGGCGACTGCACACAAGCTCACAGACAAAACTCTGTTGATACTTTTCAGGCTGGTAACGCTGATGTATTTATCGGCACCATCGGTGCTGCGGGTGTAGGAATTACCCTGACTTCTGCAAGTCACGTAGTGTTCGCGGAGCTTGATTGGGTTCCCGGTAACGTGTCACAAGCAGAAGATCGATGCCACAGAATCGGTCAGGACAGCTCAGTACTGGTCCAGCATTTGGTTGTTGATGGTTCAATTGACGCTAGGCTGGCTGAAGTGCTTGTAAGCAAGCAGAAGGTGCTAGATAAGGCTCTAGACAACGTGGTTGAAAACAATGTCAGCATTGAGGAGATAGCAATAGATGTGGAGTCTGTGGAAAAAGTATTCAAGAAGTCGCCTAAGCCTTTGCCTGCAAATGTGGTGGTTGCATTACAGGATTTTGTTTCTGTTGTTTCAAGTGCGTGTGATGGGGCGGTTGACGAAGATGGGATGGGCTTCAACGGGACCGACAGCAATTTCGGTAAAAGCCTCGCGGGACAAGACCAATGGACACCAGCGCAACAGCACGCAGCGAAAACCATGATCAAAAAGTACAAAAGACAAATTGTTGCCGCAGGCAGAGCTGAGGCTTACCAAAAAGTTTACGGATAAGAAAGGGCTTCGGCCCTTTTTATTTGTTTTTCGGTTTTTAGTGGTATACTGACAGAGTCTCTATGGCAATCGGATGGGCCGGTTGCTGGTCTAATTTAGGAGGACTGTAGTATGACAACACACTTTACGAGCGGTGTTACCAATGTTTCAGCTGATGGAACGCTTGGTAAATTAAAAATGCCCGCACCCCAAAAGTATCATAGTTACTTTAATGATTTTGATACTTATCTAGCGTCCGATTGGACAATTACAACAACTGAAGATGGATCAGGATCCGCATCAGAAGCATTAGCTGATGGTGATGGCGGTCTTTTGTTGGTCACTAACGCCGCTGGCGACAACGATAACGACTTTTTCCAATTGGTAAAAGAAGGCTTCAAGTATGAAGCTGGCAAACAGTTAGCGTTCAACATGAGGTTTAAAACCAATGATGCTACGCAAAGCGATATTGTTGCTGGTTTGCAGCTTACGGATACTAGCCCGTTAGATGTTACAGACGGCATATTCTTTTTGAAGTCTGACGGTGGCACAACAGTCACTTTCATCGTTGAAAAAGACAGCACGCAATCTACTTTGGATTTGCCTAACGCTTTGGCCGACGATACTTTTATGACAATTGGATTTGTATATGATCCAAAAGATCAGAAGTTTCACGTTTTCCAAAACAACGTACTAGCTGGCACGGTGGTAAGCACTAATGCTCCAGATGACGAGGAGTTAACCGTATCTTTTGGTATACAAAATGGTGCTGCCGCTGCGAAAACTTTGACCGTTGATTATATTGGCGCACACAAAGAACGCACTGCGGTAACTGAACTGTAGGAGGTGAGATATGGCTGATGCTGTAACTACCCAGACTATTCAGGATGGCGAGAGAAATCTCGTCATGCGGTTCACCAATGTGTCTGATGGCACTGGCGAGTCAGCAGTTAAAAAGGTAGATGTATCTGCCTTAGCTGCAAACTCTGCTGGACAAGCCTGCACTGAGGTTCACATCCAAAGAATTTATTGGATGACTGTTGGCATGAGCGTTAAGTTAGAGTTTGATGCTTCAACAAACGTCTTGCTAACACACATACCGTCAGACGCAACCGGCGATGAATACTACGATAACTTTACGGCTATCCCAAATAATGCTGGATCTGGCAAAACCGGAGACATTGACTTCACAACTGTGGGTCACTCCAGCGGCGACAGTTACTCTATTATTTTGGAGATGATAAAAAGATACGACTAAGGAGTTATTGTGGCGATTTTCAGAAATCAAGCAATGCCAGCACAACCAAGGAATGTCCCTGATGTGATGCCTATGCAGCCTAGAGGCGGCATAGCTGGTTTATTTGAAAGGTTAAGACGCCCACAATTCCCCCCAATGGGCGGATTCGGTGGATTTGGCGGAGGCAGGTTTGGGCCTCCTCCGTTCAATCCTAGAATGCGTGGCGGGTTTCCCGGTATGGGCGGTGGATTCTTTGGTGGTTTTAGACCTAGATTAAAACGTAGGCGTAGACCTCGTCCGCAAATGCCAGATTACTCAAAACAATTTTCTTCATTAGAAGCCAAGATTGCAGAACTACAAAAGCAATTAGCAGCTAGACAGGCTGCTACACCTACACCTGATCCTGTAATGGACGTAGCTGGACCAAGGCCTCCTATGCAAGTAGGAACTTTGGGCGGACCCGGTTTCGGTGAATTTCCTTTAGGCACAGCTGGACCTCGCGTAGATCCCAGCGACCCCGGTTTTATACCACCACCGATGGCAGGCGGAATGGGTCTGGGCAACATATCGATACCAAACATAGATGTGGATGCCATCAGGGAAAGAATTGCAAACTTAAATATTGATATTGGCGGAGAAGGTGGCAGGCCAGATATGCCAATAAACATACCGCCACCTCCAGTAAATATACCAACGCCACGTCAGGTGGCTACACTTCCACCGAAAGAGATATTAGAAAGAGGACCCGGCCCAGCAAGGATCCCGGTAAAACCGCCGTCAATCGCAAGGTTACCAAAAGAATTTATAGAGGAGCGTGTGATGCCTCCATTACCGCAGGTTCCTGATGTGATGACTGCACCAATACCAGAACCAAACAAAGGTTTTTTTGGCAAGCTTCAAAAAGCAATAGAAGCAAAAAGAGATCCAATGGAAGGTTTTATACCTTTCATACCTCCACAAATTAATGAGCCAATGCCTGCGCCAGTTATGCCAGCACCTATGCCAATGCCTGCGCCAGTCATGCCTGAGCCAATGCCAGTTATGCAAGCTCCAGCCTTGCCAAAAATAAATATTCCAGATTTAAATTTAACAAAAATTAATTTACCTAAACCGACACTAGGTGGTATTCGGGGGATCATGAAACCCAGACTACAGAGGATGGCCGGTATGGGTCCTGCACAGATGGGTGCGAGGATGAGATAATGACACAAAAGAAAATCAACAAAGTAATAAAGGGCTTGAAGAAAGCCAGCAAACTGCACGCACAACAAGCC